CAATTAAAAGCTGTAGATGATTTATCAGTCCTGGATGATGATGTATCAACACCAGCTGCAAAGAAACCTGCAAGTACAAACCTTGGTTCAGTAATTGATCAAGCTTTACGATCAATGGATATGGTTAGAGTCCGTGCAGTCAACGATATTATGTTGGCTTCAAGACAAGAAGAAATAGCATTTGAAGATCAAGTGTCTTATGTAAATAGGGCAGTTAATCTTTATAGTGCATCTAATATGCAACCAGAGGAAGTATCAGCAGAATATGACGACAAAGGACAAAAAATTCCTTTCTGATTCTGAAATACAAGCTCTAGACTCAGCTTTTTTTGACAGCTATCATGAGAGTACATGCAAGGTAGCTGTTGAAAATTTTATGAATGATGGTGAATTAGTAACGATTATTGTAGGTCATTCACAAGGTGAAGCAAGACTTACTAAAGTTATTAAAAAAGATTTTACTAAAGAAGCACCAGAAATCATGAGTATGATTGAAGATCTTGATGTTACTAGCTACAGCTTTGTAAGTGAAGGAAAGATGAAAGATGGTAATAAGAAAAACAAAGTGCCAGTAATTATTATATCTTCACATAATAAAGCAGGAGACTCTAGGACTACTATATACAGAATTGTAAATAGAAAGAATAAGAAAGTAACATTGTTTGCAACAGGTGAACAAGATGATAATGCTTGGAATTATTTGTTTGTAAATAGAGAAAGGACATTACATTGAATAGTAATAACTTAGATATTTTAGATGCTAAAATAAGACTCCAGGAGTATCAACAGAATGCACCTAAGATTTGGTTCATAGAGGCTACTGCACCTCCTGAGAAAAATAAAAAACAAGGTCGTATTGTTGATGCAAGAGTTGATGCACACACATTAGAAATTGCAAAGAAAATGTTTTTACGACAGTTTCCTATGCATACTATAATTAAATGTACTAGGATGAAATCTTATATTGAAAAGAAAGGTGAATTAAATGTCTTATGATTTAAACAACTTTGAGAAAACAAAGAAAGATATTAAAATTGGTCAAGAGTCTCTACTTGATGAAGCAGCTGCTGAACGAGCATATAATTTTTGTATAAACAACTTAGATACATTAACTGAATACAATCAATCTTATATACTTATGGAAGGTTATACAAAGATATTACTTAATACTATTAAGAAAGAATCTACTGAGAAGTCAGATGCAGCTCGTACTACAGAAGCTTATGCAGATAATAGAATGTTAACACATAACGACAACCTGGCATTTGCAAAAGCAAGGCATGATCAATTAAAAGAATTATATAATTTAGCTAAAGAACGTATTGGTATGTGGCGTACTAAAGAAGCATCTTCTAGAATCTAATCTAATATTTTATTACAATGTTTTACACCAGTTTGATCTGTTGTCATTTCACATTTTTCTAAACTACAAGTATACTGTACTTGGTTTCCTGAGTTTCTTTCCGCTGTGCGTTTAGCTGTAAGGCATGTACTTAAATTATCCTGGTGATACCAACCTTCTATAGTCTTGTTACCCCCATCATAAATATACAAACTAAGTATGATAACTGTTTCAATGATTCCCATTTTTGCGTTCCTCTAAATCTATAATACGATCTTCATGAAATTGTATAATCATTTCATTTTTAAGGATTAGTGGTACTTCAGCTTCCATTTGTTCTTTGAGTTTTTCCGTAGACTCAGCCAGGTACTCAACTAACATATAAAGTTCTTGGACTTGTGGACTAACCATATCGCCTTTGGGGACTCCATCAATAAAAGTATTAGCAGCTTCCAGGTCTTTTTCCATCAGCTGTAATTTGGTTTCTATATTATTAAGTCGCTCAATGACTCCAAACCCGAACCAAGCACCCACAAGGCAAGCGCCAATAATAGAGATAAGATTACGAGCTGGCATTGAGATAGGGGTGTTTTCACTTACTTTCATACCTCATCCAATTCAACAAACTTGCCTTCACAGAAATATTCAAATGATTGCATTTCCATACCATCTAAGTTTCTAAACTTTTCTAATAAACTATCTACTAGTGTAACTTTATTATCAAACAAGTAATCTTTACATGCAGTATCAGTGATAAATTGCATTTCTTGTAAATAAGTGTTTCTGGTTTGTTCTCCTTCATACCACATCATTACTGTTAAAATCCAAATCATTATTTACCAAAGAACTTTGATGCACCTTTAATACCAAATGACGCAGATACTATTACACCCAATGTGTACTTGTACCAGTCAGGTGTCATTGCAAGAGCTGCAAAACCTCTTTCAACATACTCTACAGTAAATGGTAAAAAACAGAGCAATAAAGGGATGCTGAAGAGAATGGTTAAATATTCATCCTTCCATGATTCTTTAGATCCTTTGATTGCTTCGACATCCCAATCTATCTCTCCTTTAATTTGCTGTTTAACAATCTCTGTTTCAGCTTCTATCTTAACTAATTTTTGTTTAGCTTTTGCTTTTTTGGTTTCCATGTATCCACCAATAGCTTCACTAGCCACTCCTAAGAGTGGTTTAATTAACATTTGTAACATTTATATTTTCCTTATTTTTAGTGAGAGTACTAAAGCTCTTTCAAAGGTTTGATCAGCCCATCTACTATCCAGCATTTCATCTGCAGCAGTAGTAAAATCGCCTTCATTGATGGCTTTTAGTGTTTTTTTAAACTTAGAAACTCTTGGTCTACCCATTTGAAAGACCATTTCTATCAAAACACCCTCAATTAGTTCAATTTGGCTCTGTGTTAGATCTTGGGTATACAAATTAGGTATATACTCTTCTATGACCTTTTTTGCGCCTTTAACAGCTATATTAAAATCTTTTTCAAATACTTCTTTTAGAAACTCTGTTGAATACTTATTTCCTATTTGTATGTTATCTTCAGGTAGAATCATATGCCCCCATCCAATAGTGGCTATACCTAGAGTGTCATTATATGCAACATCTCTAAATCCTTCGTGTTCTTGTATACGTTTCTTTAAATTATCAATCATTTAATTCTGTAAGGGTCTGTGTTTAGATTAGGTATCTTTTCAGGTTGATTACCTGCAAGTATATCTGCAATATTTTTATTTATGTAGTTTGCAACAGCTCCAATTATAGAATCTTTCCCTAGAGTGTCTGATACTTCTTTTAAAGAACATCCGTACTGTAAAAGTAAAGATGCTAGTTTACCTTCTGCGCGCACTTCTCTATCCAGAGTAGACTCATTAGGTTTTAATTTTACCCATAATGCCATAGGATTTACTCCTGTAGGCGTAACTGCATAGTCAACTGATGTATTTACAGTTCTAGTATCTACGATCATTCGTAAATTAAAACAATGCATTCTATTTGGTACTTCGGCTCTCACTAAGTTATTTACCATAATCCTCTAGCAGCATCTCAAGATAATGGATTGCTTTTTCAATATCAGCTTTTCCATTTTTCATGCGGTGCCTGGTTACATATTTAATTACATTTCCCTCAATATAACCTAGCTTGTTAGCTGTTATATATTTGGTTGGTTGTATTGCCAATTTAGAATAATGATCTCCATCTATTTGTTTATTAAATGAACTCATGGAGCTATTTTATTCCATCTTCCCCCTTTATTCAAGACCATTGGTAACAATTTTGGTTGGCTATTTATAATTATGCCACAGCCAATAACTGGTCTATCTTTAAATAATTTATCGTAAGCAAATGCCATAGCATCTTTGTCTATTAGACATCCTACCTGCATACCCCATAATAACGACATAGGATTACCCCAGTAAGCAATAGAATATTTAGTATGATAATGCCCCTGGACATAACATGTTCCTTGTTTTTGTCCTACAGCTAATATGTTTGCAGATTTTCCATGATGAAATGATACTGTATTACCATCAGGTAATTTGATAGATAGCTCTTCATGCCATTTCCATTTAGGTCCAACATCTAATACTTCATTATAACCTCTCATATAAGCTCTTGGTAGTCCTGCTTTAAATGATCTTCTATATGCCAGGCTACCATGATTACTATGAAGTATATCCATAGTAGGAAACATTTGTTCTAATTGTTTAATGACTTTTCTAGATTCTATTAATTCATCACCAGCAGATGGTAAATCAGGATCTTGCCCATGCATATTTAATCCATGTTTATCACATTCATCACCTATATGAACAATACGATCTGGCTTATATTTTGTTTTTAATGCTTTTAAAAAAGGTATTAAATCAGGATGATGATACGGAATATGTGTATCACTAATAACTAATATGGTTTTATTCATGGGTTATATAGAACTTATTTGACCTATATTGTCAAATTAGCGTTCTGACTATTAGATAACACATTTGTGCAAATACTGTAGTACCAATAAACCATACAAAGTTTTTGAG